GTTTTGTTTATTTGCTCAACTGATTTATCTAGCTTGCGCAAGTCATTTTGCGCCTGTCTGGAGTCAGACTTTACTTGTAACTCAATAGCCATTGTGTCTCTCCTATGGATTAAAAAAGCCCCAGACAGACGGATACCATTAAGGGCATCAGTGCCATCAGGGGCTGGGGTAATTAGCGTGTTACTTCAACTACGACCCCTTTGGGTGCAAAGTATTTGAACACAGTAGACTCGATAAAACGAGCTGGTGCTTGTTTAGAGTTGCCCATATTCAAATCTTGTATATAGGGTACACTGTTTGTTAAGTATAATTTTTGAAATTCAGTACTAGAAATAAGAGGTAGAATCGAAGAAGAACCATTCGCTGCTCCTCCTGTTTCTTTGAAATCTCCTTTAACTGCAGAAAGGTTCCAAGAGGCCCTAGCACGACCCGTAAGCACTGGGGTCTTTAGCTGGAGTTCGGCTTGTGCTTGCAAAGCATTAATTCGCAGCGCTTGATTCGTTAAACGAATAACTTCTTCATCTACTTCCTTTAGTGCTTTTTTACTGTTTAGTAATTTAATGCTTAGTTTTGAGGCCATCTCTTTGTTCCTTAGTCTTATTGATAGACTGTTCTATCATTGCTCCAAATATAGACTTCCTTAAGGTTTGATTAGATTTTTCTTCATCAGACCTATCTTGCTCCCATTGATCCATTTGAGCAATAGAAGGAAATATATTTTTGGCTTTTACTTTAGCGCCCTGAGATTGCATAAGCATTGCGGCACGACTGTCTTCACGCCAGCCAATAGGCCTTGCTTGTAAATACTTGGCCCACATGACTAGCTCAGACTGAGGCATTTCTTCTAGCATCTGATACATAGGTATCTTCAGGTGAAATGCCAAGTCATACAAAAATAAATCTTCAGAGCTTATACGTTTCCCTCTGCTGGAGAAGGAGTGCCCATGATTGCTTCAGATAACTTAGTTAATTCATTAACGGGAAAGCCGTCAAAATCTTCATCAGTTAAATCCGCAGCATCCATTACGGCTAGACGCAGTACGAAGCGCAGGATTTCTAATTGATCACCTTCGCCATCTTTCATTTCTTTTGACTTAGCTTCAATGGCACGAATGTCACCTACTGTCAATACTTTAATATCTACTTTACCATCCATAAATGGTACAGATTTAGTTTGGGTTTTACCTACAAATTTTTTCATTATTTAGATTCCTGATTGGTATTAAATAGATGTTGATTGTTTGTTTCGAATTCGTCTAAGAGAGTGTGCATCTTGTGAAGAACACCTAATGTCTCGAAAACTTCGTTATGTTTTTCAGTTCCAGACTCAAAGTCGCTAAAGCGTTCAAAAGTTCTGCGAATACTGAAATCAATATCCTTATGAATGTTTCTAACAGTTACTTGAAGTACAAAATCTTTATCAAAAGGTTTAGTGTTATTGGTATACATAATATTTTCCTTATAAATGAGGAGCCCCCGCAAGGGCCCCTCGTGTAACATTTTAGCTTAAGCAGACAGATCTGTATAAATTACGCCACCAGCGGTAGGCAAAGAAACAGGACCAGTGAAATCGCCACTTACAGTCAAAGTGATGGTAGCTTGAATTGCATCGGTAAGACCAGTAGTGATCTCAAAAGAAGCGATAGTACCAAAGAAGTAAAAATCACCGAACTCTTGATCAGCGTAAGCAACGGGGCAACCGGCGTTAGCAAGAGAAGTAAGCAAGCTAACGTCACTCATGCGAACTCGGAAACAAACGCGAGCGCTAGACTTACGTAGGCTTTCAAGAGCAGAGTGATCAGTAGCAACGTAGTTTAAGCTGAACTCCAAAGAAGGAGCATCAGACTGACCAGCGACCTGAGAAGAGGTAGATTGACCGTAAACAGGTACGTTTACAACGTTAGCAGGGGTACCGATTGATGGGAATTCACGAACGTTACCAACGTGAACAACTCCAGACTCAAGGGTTTCAGTTTGAGGGGAACCGTCAGTTGAAGTAGTAGTTGCGATTTGATTAGCTGCAGTTACGAACTGAGCTGTGATGTCAGCAAGGCTTGAAACAGCGTTAACGCCACTAGTAGCCAATACATAATCTAGCGAGCTAAACTTGCCAGCCGAGATTTTAGTTAAATGTGCCATTTTATTTCTCCGAAAATGGTGGATATTAGTTGAAAAGGGTAAAGTTGACTGTGTAGTCCCCACGGAATAAAGCAGGGTTAGCAGTGTCTTTTCCTATTATATTTAAAGTACTGGAATCAGTACTGGTGCCATTGGCAAAGGTTTTACTTTTGAAATAAGTATCGAGAGTATCAGCATTGTCCATTAGAGCTATCATTCCCATACCTGCGGGAACATAAATCTGAATAATCACTTGTCCAGAGACACCATCAAAGTTTCCGTAGAATTCTACTTGACTTGAGGGAAGTATCTCTAGTTTAACAAATGTTTTAGACTTAGAATCACCTTCGTAGTTAGCAGGGTAGGCAGGAATGCTTTCTGCTTTCCATGCTGCACTACTAAATACAGATTCAATGTCTAACCTAACTCTTTTGTATTTATTCTCAGCCATTTTATAACTCCGTTACAAAGAGGGTTGTGAGTGCAACATCAGCAGTATAAGATACTATTGTATAGACTTTAGTACCAACTGTGACGTTACTGTAAACACTAGGGTTAGGTATCTCATCAGATCTAATGAGCATTTGGGTTTGGATAATATCTAGCCCTTCTGGACTTTTTACTTTCCCACTATTTTCTATGATGACTTGTACAGTTGAGGACACTGTTGTAGTTGATACTGCGCCTTCTGTTGTAGGGTTCCCAAAGGGGTCTAAGACAGGAAAGGCATAACTTTCATTACTGGCATTTGACAAAGTAGCAGTTGTTACTAAGTCTCCCAGTGTAGAAAAAGCAATATCTACAGCAGAGTTAATGGTATTGACTAATGACATTACCAGCCCTCCCAAGATGACGACTTTCTGCCTCCATCTATAAGGTCTGCAAATCCATCACGGATAATACGGGGAATAGTTGATGCTTCGATTATAGAGTTCAACGCGATAGACCCAGCTTTCAAACCTTTAACAGAAGCCCCTTTATTCAAGAGGCCTTTGTTGTTTAGCAGGTGTAAAGCGAGTTCATAGGTGGCTTTGCGAATTAATGCAATTTCACGAGGTACTGCAGTTTCTGCTTCTTTAGAAGAAGGAAAAGCATATGTGCCTGTAAAAGTTACCACTCTATTTCGGGGAGTATCCCTAAAGCTACCGCTTCTTGGCCAAGCCAAGTTATTAGCAGCAGCAGTAGAAATTCCTATCCAATTTTCTCCCTCTAATAACTGGGTTGCAGTTACCAAAGCGAGATCAGGACTTTCAGTTGTCCACCAAATATCAGCGTCTAACCTATTTTCAAAGTAATTGTTGGCCTCTGCTAATAGTACGTAAGAATTAACGCCTTTTACGAGTGCCATTTTACTTTACCTTATTTGTGGAAAATAGGAAGAATGCCCAAGTTCAAAATATCAGACTTACGAGTCCAAGAAGCAGCAGCGCCCAAAACAGCGTTAGTAGCAAAAGCACTGTCGTTACCAGCAAAAGTGTAGCCGCGTGGGTGCATAACATAACCCCAACGGTACCAAGCGGTAGTACGACCAGAACCAGAACCTACACCTTCATTGCGATCGATAGCAACAGGGTTAGGAACAGAAACATCAGACATGTACATAACACCAGGAAGCATCATGTAAGAAGTCTTAAGACCGGCAACTTCAGTAGCACCAGTAATAGACTCGATAGCAGCGCCAGCAGCAGCAGTTGAGTAGCTACGTGAAACAACCAAACGAATCTGACCGCTTAAGATAGTTTCAAAAGCAATATTACCATCAGTAACACGCTCGTCATCAACGATGTTAGCTACTTTAATGTCCAAGTAAGTTTCAGGACCTACAACGAGGTATACGAAATCAGGAACATAATCAGCCCAAGCGCCCATTGCTTTGATCAAGTGACGTACACGGTTACCCGGAGTCATAGAAGCAGTAGCGTTATCAACCAAAGTATCGATGTTAGTACCAGTACCAATCAAGTCACTAGACAGGTCTTTAACTGCAACATAACCAAAGCCTTTGCTTGGATCAGCATCAACAGCGTTACCGGCCCAGTAGTCCTGGTATACAGAAGTAGCTACATCAAAAGTGCTAGCAGCGTCTGCAACAAGAATTTCGCTACCACGAACACCAGCAACGATAGCGCGAACAGCTTGATCTTCGTCTTCAGCACGAGTTTCAGAAAAATCACGAGCAATTTTAGAAATGCCATCTTGCTTAGAAATTACTTCTTGAACCAAGTACTCGTTAGCACCGTGAGTACGAACAGTCTTAATATAAGTTTGAACATCAGTTGAGATGTTAGTAGTGCCGCCGTAGTTCTCATCTTGAGAAGCAACGTTTACAACAGAGTTAGCTGAACCAGCAACGTCTTCAGAAGCGGAAGCGCCACCTACAGCGTAGTTACCGAGAGGCTTGTAAAAGCGAACTTGACCGATGAAATCTTCGCCGTTAGCGTTGATAGAGGCATCAGTACCCATGATAGCGGTAGAAACCAGCTTCTTAGCGCGAGTGTAAGCTTCGTCAGTGTAAGCAGAGATAGCTTTGTTTAGTGTACCAAAATTTGCAGATGAAATAGCCATTTTATGGCTCCTTTATTAAAAAGTTAAATGAGTTTAGGGTATTGGCTTAGCGCCAATCTTTACCACCATCTAGGTGACCTGCAGCCGCAGCTGCGAGGATGTCTTCCATTGACATTTCTGACAATGATTTAGTCTTATCAAAACCACCAGCAGGAGCGTTAGCAGTTTGATGCCCAGCGCCTGATGATTGTTTGGCTTTGAATAGAAATGATTTTTCTTCGTCCTTTTTAAATGTATCGATAAAGTCTTTAATAGCAGTACCAGTTCGGTGAACCCACTGACCATTTTCGTCTTGAACCAGCTGCGCAACTACATCGCGATAAGCGAATTCAGCAGCAGTGTCATTACGGAAATCCATACTCTTTAGTGCATCACGTACAACGTTATCACGAGTAAGTTCAGTTACTTGCTTGTCACGAGATTCCAGTTTAGCCATAAGTTCAGCTAGACGAATATCGCCTGCTTCTTTGTGCTTACCTTCTTCTTCTAAACGAGCAATTTGAGCTGCCTTCTTTTCTTCTTCAAACAATACAGCTTTTTTAACAGCTTCATCTCTAGAGGCATAAGCGTCATTGAGTTTGCTTTTAATTTGAGCTAGTTCTTCTTCAACACGAGCTTGAACCATACGGCTCAACTCCTCAGAAGTTGCTTGAGGTGGTTCTGTTACTGTCTTATCATCAATAATAATTTCTTCGGACATAGTATTTCTCCTGAGTCACGGACTCATTAAGTTTGTTTTAATCAGGGTGTAGGCACAGCCTTGCACACCTGTGTTCGGTTTAATTAGGGACCAATTCCATACCAATCTGAACCGGGTGGAATTTTTTCTAATATATCTTTTGAGGTAAGAGGGTCTTTTGGATTTAACAATCCCTCCTCGGTTCCTCTCTTCAGTAATGCTCTATAAGATGCTTCTGACAATCCGGCGTCCCGCATTGCTTCAAGGGTTTTGAGCATTGTATCACCCTCAACCGCATCAGCATAGATTTGTCTTAGAGCGGTTTTAGCACGAAGGCTATCACCAATATTAGTGAAAAACGCATCGTGAATCGTACCGGTAGGAATTCCATTCCTCCTACCCCACAGATGAAACTGCCGCACAAGTGTGGCGTCATTCATGTGGTTACCATTAACACCCAAACCAGACCGGGCATCAATAATAGAAGATTTGCCTAACAAGGAACCATCCGTTACTGTGTCTTCGTAGATATTGCTTATTCGCCTGCCAGTGACAGGGTCTCTAAACTCAATCCGCTCTTGAACAGTCGGGCGGTATCTTTGATACAGAAGTTTACCATCAACTGTGACCCAAGGTATGTCTACCTTGCCTGACTCAGTGATGTAAATCCTTGCAACGTCTTTCCAGAAATCTACAAATTGTTCAGTAATTGGCGCAATTTCTGCCAAGTGCTTACTCATAATCCTTGCAATTTCTTGAAACTGTCTAGGCCCAATTAGACCTTGACGAACGTTAGTTAGCTTGTTAACAAATTCTTCTACGTCAGGGTGTGAGTCCCGAGCTTGAGTAATGATTTTATTCCCTATAGGGGCACCATTGTCTACAATATCTTTTATCTCACCCTTCAATTCTCTTAGTGCAGTAGCTACAGCAATACTGTCTGAGTCTACCGCTAGTTTTATTTTTGAATCTAAAATCTTATTTACGTTAGAGATCTCGGATTTTGAAAGAACAGTGTATTCCTTCTTGTCTAGGATTTTAGCTAATTTACCTTCAATCGCCCCACCCTGTGTTGATCTACCTGCACCGTAAAATGCGACCATAGATTGCCCTTTTGCTGCCTTTGCCATATCATCAAATGATAAGTCTTGAGCAACTGCAAGCTTTCTAAATTCAGGATCTGACATAGTAGCTTCTGCTACCGTATCATACAGCCTATTCTTTTGGTCAGTATAGGTAACATTCGAAGCTTCACCTAATTTCTTATTTCTAGTTGAAAGAGCAATTAACTGAGCACCAGAAGCCGAAGCATCGTTTTCGCTAGTTAGCTGACTTTGATAAGATCTAAGTAGTTTTTTATTAGAGAAGTCTCCGTTAACATGATTGTATACACGCGTATACTCTAATGCGAATCGGGCAATCTTAGGGACGTGATCAGCATCTGTTGCTATTATCAAAGGATGTTCTAGGAACTCACGGAGTCGTCTAGGCCTTTGAGTCTTAGACAGCATAAGCTCGCCAAGTTCTCTAAATTGCTTTTCTCTTGCCTGAAAGGAAGCTATCCTTCCAGCATTAGTTAGTACACTTTGTGATGGGCCAGTCATAGCACCAAGTTGAGTCATTAGCTCGAAAAGAATGTCATCATCAAAGTTGACCTTTCGAGCAGTGTTTAAAAAAGGACGTACTAGCTCACCACCTGCTGGGTGTAGATAACCCGTGGTGTAAACTCGACCTCGACCATCAATTTGAACAGGGTTTCTAAATGACTCTCCTCTTTGCAAATGCCATTTTACTGTTTGCATTAAACCAGAGCCTTGATCCCCACGAGTTAATATGATTTTACGGAAACCGTTAAGTTCATCGTATTTAGCAACATTACCTCTAGGGTCTCTGAAGTGTAATAGGTCATCAAAGAAAGAAGCAAAGTCATTATCTACTTCCCACTCAGCATCCATTGCATGATTGAGCATATTAGAGAAATCTCTGTCTACTAAGTCTGTATCGTAATTGGCACCAGCTTTTCGGGTGATAACGGACTCACCTGTAGGGTTGCCACGGGCATCTACATATTCTTTTTGACCAGCCTTTACATAAAGTCGGTCTCTCTGGTTAACAATACCAATACGTCTTGAGTACACAAGCTCTCTGCTAGCTCTTTGTAATGCAAGCATTGAAGGGTCAACTATAGTTACTTCACGGGAAATAGTGTCTTTAAAAGAACCAGTCTCGGGGCGACCACTGTCAAGATCTAATACGCCTCGTCTTGTAGTGCCTCTTAGTGATACTTTAATTTTTCCTTGATCTTTCAACCCATCGAGGATCTTTGAGCCAGCTCTATGAAAGGCTTGTAAGCTTGGCTTGGGGAAAAATACATCAAAATCATTCTTACTATTTTCATATAGTTGCTTACCTATATTGATAGATAAAGTATCGTAATCTGTAGATTTACCAGTAGCTACTGATTTCATAATTTTAGATAATTCTCTTTCTCTTGTTTTTAAGAAAGAAGGAAGTATGCTAGCTTTATCATAAACTTCTCTTTTCTTTGCATACAAAAATTCAAGGTATAGTATCTGCCTAATCTTTTCGTTACCTGCTCTTAAAAATTCAGTAAGAAGGCTATCATTAGGTTTACCTTGTAGTTTACGAGATAGCATCTTGCCTCCCGGAAGCTTTTCTATTTGCTTATAGATAAGCTCACGAACTTTAGGCATTTTAGGAAGAAAAGAAGGTATAGTAGGAAAATAGTTTTTAAGCGGAGATCTTCCAGTTAATAGAGACCTTCGAGCCAGTTGTAGACCTGTTGTGTCTGCCCAACTTTTAACATATCTTTGATTTTCAAGAGTCCTAGCTGCGATATCATCAAACTTAGTATGAATACCTAATATCTGAACCGTAGATTCGTTTCCTGCCCCAAATTGGAACTGTTGAGACCTAGCACGAGACCTTCTGTCTAAAATGCGAGAGGTGTTAACTACTGAGTTAGCCATCTCTGCTCTTGTTACTGCTGCATAGTTTTCCCAAGGTTTTTTATCTCTGGCAAATCGCTCAAAGTTAATACGTAGGTTTTCTATTACTGCTGTTTGCTGATTTACAGACAATCCATCATTTTCTAGAGACAAAGCAAATCTTTGAATAAAATTCTTTTCATCTAGAGAAAGAGTTTTAGAATTTTGGAGGTAATCTATTCTTTCTTGTAATACATTAAAATCTGGGTCATAAACTAAAGTAGATTTAGTTTCACCAGTTAAAGGGTCAACACCTGTATTCCGTTCATCAAACTGATTGTTTGCTCTACGGCGAGAAGTTTTCTTACCTACAATAGAAGTACCCCTAAAGTCTACTAAAGATAAAGGAGAAGCCATATCTACTGCATCCGCTTTAATTAAATCTCTCAATTCAGTTTCTTTTGAAGAATTACGAATTAAAGACCTAGGAGTAGAGGCAGAAGCAGCCATTGATTGCTTAGTAACTGCAGAAGACACTCTTTGTCTAGTAGGGATAACAGCTGTTGCTTTGTTATCTAATCGTCTTAAAGCTTGCAGACTTACACCTTGGCCTGCACTGTTTGTAAAAGAAGTAAAAGCTACTTGTCCACTATTAAATAATGCTAATTTTTCAGAGCTATTATCTAAGTGTCTAAGCTTTACATCTTGAGGTTGGCGTTTAAGCCAAGTACCATAGTTTTCTTTATTAGGAGAAGCACCATTTAGCTGTGCAATTCCTTGTTCACTCATGTTAGTTAGAACGTTCTGTTTAACTTCTTTGCTACTAGACGCTAAAAGTTCACTATGAGATTTAACTACAGGAATCAAAGTTGAACGACATCTCCAATGAAGAGGCGGCGTAAATCTAGTATCATTTAAATCATATACCATTCCATCGTGATGAGAACAAATAGGGGAGGTTTTAGAATCTAATACTGCAGTAAATCTAACACCTTTTAGTAGCTCTTCATTACCTTTGAATGTGTTTAGTTGCGCAATAGATTGAGTACGAGTTATACCCGTGCGCACTAATGCACTTGCTTGGGCTTCTGTTAATTTTGTTTTACCAATTACAGAGCTGATTAGTTGTTTTTGAGTAGCACCTTCTGCAATACCTTTCTTAAGAGCCATGTTAATTCTTAATAGCTCATCATCGCCTAGGCTTGTTATGTATTTAGTGAGACTTTTATCACCGCGTATATTTGAGCCTACGATGGCAGTGAGAGTTGTACTTGCTGGAGGTCGCTTAATATTGGCAAACTTACCAAGTTTCTTATTAAGCATATTGCTGTTAAAATCTGTTTCTACAAGACTAAGATCTTTTAGTTGGGTAGTCATAGAAGACTTCATTTCTTTAATGAATCTTTTATTCTCAGGTTCTAAAACAGTAGTTCGAGCTGACTTAGAGCCAGCATTCTTAATAGCTGCTAGGCCCTTTCTAAGCCGATTTTTGTGTCTTGCTATAATCCTTTTTACATCAGTTTGCATTGAGTTTTCAAAGCCACGCACCATAGAGGCATGGCCTATTGACAAATCATATAAGTCATCATTAATAGAGGACATTTTATTCTCCTTGGAGTAGCAGGGGATTGCCCGAAGGTTCCGATGCTTTTGTTTTCTTTAAGATATTACTGGAAAGATTAATAAGTCGGCCATTAATAAATAACCTAAA